TCAACGCGGAAGTCTTGGTCGTTGCTGTCTTCGTTAAATACGGCTGATGCCGCAGTGATTCTAAATCTTTCCGCACCTGCTGTGTATAAAGCCATCAAATCACTAGAATGATCGTAATAAACGATACCCCTACCCGACGACTCACTATCCGCGAATCTAATTTGTCCCGCACTCGAACTGCCAGAGCCGATTGTTATTCCGGCATTGCCAGAATTTTCAACAAACAAATCATTTGCGTTACCGTTTGGTGTAGCACTGCTGTCGCTAGAAAAAACGTGCAACGTAGCTTTCACATTGCTAGTTCCTACAGCAACTTCATTATTCCCCGCATCCACAAACAGCATATGCGTACTGCCATCAGACTCAACACGGAAGTCGTAGTCAGCACTGCCATTGTTGAACACGGCCTCATTATGCGAAAGCGTGAGAGCGTCCAAAGAAGAGCCTGCGGCAATGACGTTAAATAAAAGAACGCCGTCTTCCGTTCCCCCAGTAACATCAGCTATTTTGCCTGCAATGGTGCCGTAAGCAGTGACGTTACTTCCGTCATCCTCACCTTGAAATTGAATGATTCCAATCAAGTCGCTATCTGCTGGTGATGATGAGTCTCTATGCAGATTGAGAAACGGCCCTGCTGATGAACCTGTACCCGTCTCTGTGATCGTAACAGCCGCGCCGAATGCAGTGGTGCCGCTCACATCAAGTGTGCCATTCACATCAATGGCAGTTGCGGTCAGATCTATCTCATCTGTCGCACCAAGCGACAAGACCGTAGCAGACGAGCCTTGGATAAACTGGCTCGCATCGTTGAACATGATCTTGTTCGTAGAGTTCAACGTCAGGCCAGATCCGTCTGTGTGCGTTAGCGTAGTGTCGCCATCTGCGCCAAAGCTCAGTACAGCAGAATCACTGTCTAGTTTAAGATCATTACTGACGGTAACAGCAGTAGATGCGTTCAGATCAATAGTTGCCTCACCATCGACTCTAAGAACACCGTCACTTGATTGTTGTACAAAAGAAGCGGCATCCCCAAAAGTTAGTTTGTTCGTGCTGTTAAGAGTAAGGCCCGTTCCATCCGTGTGGGTCAGTGTCGTGTCGCCATCCGCACCAAACTTAATAAGAGAAGAATCTGAAGTAAGGTTTATATCGTCCCCTACATTCAAATCGTCTGTAATTGTTAAATCATCCCCAATGGTAAGATCACCACCAATAACCAAGTTACCAGCAAGTTCAAGGTCGTCCATCTCGTAAACAACCGCGCCAGATCCTGCACCATCTGTAGCTACAATTTTAGTTTGACCTGCTGCTATAGCTACGTTGGCCCCAGAGCCTTGAGTAAGGGTAAGAGTTGCGGAAGTCTCGTTTCGCATTATCCAAGTATGCGATAACGTATTAGGCGCTAAAGTAACTGTACAGGCTTGTCCTCCACCGGTAAGTCGTAAAAAAGTAGAGCGAAACTCATCCGCTACACCATCAGCCATCGTAATAGTATGCGTGCTAGCATTGGCAATAGCCTCTGCCCCTACACCCATAGCATTACCTATCAACTCAAGGTTGGTATTCGTACTGGTGCCCCACGTACCTGATTCGTCACCAGTGGCAATCTCTTTTAAGCGTAAGTCGTTAACATAAGTTGCCATCTATCTTCTCCGACGTTTAGCAGCGGGCTTTTTCATGGAGGCCACATGCTTTTTCAATGTTTCGGCTTGTTTTTTGTGAGTCTTAGAGGCTTTTTCTAGCCCCTTAATAACCTTTTTAACCTTTCGTACCATTAGGCTACCTCTTCCCAATTAGGCGTTTGACTGTCTGTGATTACAGTCCAACTTGGTGTTTGGCTTGTTGATATGGTTGAATAATTTGGTGTTTGACTGTCATCTATAATACCCCACACTAACACTTGAGCTACACTCCCAACACCTTCAACACCGATAACTTCGGCTACAGCACCTCCTGCAACCGTAACTGTACCAACACTGCCCCCCGCCTGCACGCCTGTAACAGAGACAACATTTTGTGTACGAGTCGTAACTGAACCAATAGCCCCAGTAGCTCCCACACCTGTAACGCTAGTGCTTGCGTCACCTGTAACGGTAACTGAACCAATAGACCCAGTGCCTTCAACACTCGTAACAGAAACGGTAACACCCGTTCCTTCGATGATCGTGACAGAACCGATTGATCCTGTTGCAGAAACACCTGTGACGGCGGTGACTGCTGATGCACTAACTGTAACTGAACCGATAGCGCCTGTGCCCGCAACACCTGTGACCTCAACAGGATCGGGTTGCCCCCACGGACTTTTGCCCCAAGCGCCTCTACCCCAGCCGGTGACATTTGCCATAGCTTAGGCAATACGAATGATTGCACTGCTAGCGTCCGCAGTTGGAAACGAGATAGTAAAATCACCAGAGGTAGAAGTTTTATCTCCACCAAACGCTAATGTGCAAACAGCTTTGTCTGACTGGGTATCGTTGTATATCAATGCGCCATTTGCAGTAATAGTGCTCGAACTGAAAGTAAGATCGGCAAAGTCGCAAAACGCCGTTGTACCTGACGTTGTAGGCGTAACGCTTGTCAATGCTGCACCTGCTGCTGTGTACCCCGTACCAGATACTTCGTTAGACGTTGTATACGCAGTGGTGCCTGCGCCTAAAGAAGCAGAGCTTGTATACAAAGCTAACTTAAATGAATTACCGCTAGTGGCAGTAAAATTATGTGTGCCTACAAGTAATTCTTGCTTAAACGATGTGCACATAGCCGTCGATATAGCCATCACAAACTCCTAATTATGTCTGCCATGTCTTTATGACCTTGGCGTTCTAACTCTGCAATAAGAGTTGTCCTATCGCTCTTTACTGCTTCTTTTATGTAGTGCAAAGCTGTAGCTCTGACCGCTTCTTTGAATGCTTCTGCCTGCTGTGCTATTACAGGGTGGCAGCTATTACCAACACTTACAATTTTGTCTGCCGCTACTTGTGCCCAAAACTCAGGATCATGCCCTTTATTTTCTGTAGTAGATACAAGAACATCTCCTATCTCTATCTGCGGTGCACGTAAGAACATACTACATCACCTGCATTCGCGTTTGCCCTGAACGGTAGGTATCAGCCCGTAATTTTCCATCACCTAACGTCTGGAGCAATACCATAGAAGCAGCATAAAACTTGTCATACATAGCCACCATATCAGGCTCACCTTTCATAAATCGTATGGCTTCAACCAGAGCACCATTTAACAACGCAGAATCAAACTCATCTCCAAGATAAGTGGTACTTGCGGTAACAATAGACTCAGGATAATACCCATAATGTAATTCAAACGTGTAATTTGAGTCGGGTGTTGGCCCTAATATAAACGCATCGTCATTAAAAATGCCGTAGTGTTTTGGTAAACCTGTGGTGGTCGCAACAGGGTACGCCTCACGTATGAAGTTAACATCTTTATTTAGTAAGAAATGGTAGTTACTACTACCATCTATTACTGCGATACTGTACACATACAAAAAATCTGTGGGTACTGATAAGTATTTGTTACCAGAAGTAGCGGTACCAGTAACATTTTTACGTAGTGCGGGTAATTGCACAGCGTTATAGATTTTCTGTTCCGCCTGTTGCGTAAACATAGCGAGCTGAGCATCTGTAAACGTAAGCTCACAGATGTCTTCGATATTTGTTTTTAGCTCGGTGTAGTTCATGTTTTACGCCATAGGGCCGCGAGCCATAAGTCCTTTTGTAGCAGCACCTGTACCGCGAACCTTGATGCCGGTGGTCTTTACACCAGACATATCAGGCTTAGGCGCTTCTTTTACTTTTTTGATTTTACTATCTTTTTTCATAACTGTACTCTAAGTTGTTGTAACCGTTACTGTTCCTATCTGACCAGTTGCTACTAAGTCATTAGGCGTTAATCCAAAAGGGTCATCCCCTGCACCCACAGGGTTCCAGCCCCACTGTATCTGTCTACTACTGTTTTCTCCTGCTTCACCTAAGCTCCTATCAGGCCGTGGATCTCTGATAGCTTGCGGATCATCTACTGGAAATTCACCTAACTTTAGCTGTGGGTGGTCTGGACTCCAGCATTCTGGGCACGCCTTTAGGTTTGTATCTTGCCCCTTACGTATTAAGTTTTTTAATTCACGTAGCTTATACTGAAATCCACAGATGTCACATTCAGCAATGGCTCTTTTGGTAGATGCAAACCTATTAGACATAACTCATGCGCGGTACAAAACGTGCAGCCGTTTTTGTCCTGTCCTCTCCTGCCGCTAATGCAAATTGCTCTTCATACACTTCTTTCAATAACGGTATGCGCGGAGCTAGCTCTGGATCTTTCATAGATATGTGGTATGCCAAACCAGCCACCAAACAAGGAAGAAATCTGAAATTAACATCAGCGGTTTCTACACCATTTCCTGCGTCTTGTATTCGCCGCATACGATAATACTTAAATATGTACTCGTCGTTTTTATCGGGTACAGGCCACACGTTGATTTTAGGATTGTCTCTAAGACGTTCTACGTAGACTTGTATCGGTCTACCTTCTGTTAACTTGTTAGGTATAGAAGCGTACGTGCTAACACTTATTCGACTTATAGTTAGATCAGACTGCGTATACTCATTGCCAGAATTTGTGCGTATAACTTGTTCCAACAAGTCAATAGTGTCTGCGGGCAAATCGTACTGACTCGTACCCTTAACCATCGTCACAGTGCCTTCATCAATCGTCCACAAGTTGATGCCACGGTTCTGCCATTCAATAGTCATCAAGTTCATGGATCTGCGAGCAGTGCGAAGGTCATACCCTGAACGCATTTCACGGCCCGCACGCTCCCACGCTTCTTCAGCGATCTCCGTGAAGTCCATATCAAACGCAGTTGTTCCAGAGGTAGCCATCTATTTTTTCTTCACTGTGGTTTTCTTAGCCGCTGCTTTCTTAACTGGTTCTTTCTTTGGCTCTGGAGTCGGTGTGGGCTGTAAATGCTCCAGCCTAGCTTTCGCCTCCTCTTCGCTCATCAGACTCGCATCTACTATGGTATACGTGCCGTCTTCGTTCTTGCTGCCGACTTGAAAGACAGGACGCCCGTCTGAAAAGTTACCGTTTTGAAAAACTTCTAGTTTATCCATCCTTACTACCTCTTACGTATAGCGTCTTCTTCCTACGCTTGTTCATTACTGCACCACAGCCTTTATGATTTGCGCGTATTGGGCCACCAGCTTTCGCTGTTTTAACCTTGGCTTTGGGGGTATTAGACACCACTTGCTGCCCTCTAGCACCTGCCTTTTTCTTCTTACGTGCCGTAGTAGCACGCTCAGACTGGCTCAGTGACTGCGCCTTAGCTTTGGGCAGGCAACGATCTGGGTTCTTTTTGTCCTTCGACGTGCCGCATGGCCCTTTGATCTTGCCATCGGTGCCGATACGAACCCACTGCTGATCCCGCCACTGTTTAAGCTGACCCATTACTTTACCTTCCGCGCTCTACGTATGGCTTCTTTGCCACGTTTAGCAATGTCTGCTTGCGTATGTTTACCTGCTGCCTTAGCTCTTTGCTCTAGCACCGTAAGTATCTGTATCTTCCTAGCAAAAGGCTTATTTACCTTTTTAACTTTAGCCACCGTATCGCGGGCATCTTGAGCGGTTGCATACTTTATAGACACCGTATCTCTAGGATTCTCGTCCGTATACAGCCTGCGCCCGCTACCTTTTGGCTTCTTGCCTGTACCTACCTTCGGATCTTTAGCCATTACTTCTTCTTTTTCTTGCTGCCCTTTGCGTAGTTAGGATCTTTGCAATACTTAGAAGCCGCCATGTTTGCGTATGCAGACGGGTAGGTATCAAACGTGCGCTTGGCCCACGCCTTACCTTTCGGGCAGATCTTGCCGCCCGACTTCACCTTACCGCCTGACTTATAGTAGCGCCTCATCGCATCTTCGCTGGACGTACACCCTTACGAGCGATACCGGCACCGCGAACCTTTTGCTTAGTAGGTTTCTTC